GTGACCGATCGTCTTGAAGAAGTTCACGAACGGGCCCGCGAACCAGTGACCGATCGTCTTGAAGAAGTTCACGAACGGGCCCGCGAACCAGTGACCGATCGTCTTGAAGAAGTTCACGAACGGACCGGCGAACCAGCTGGCAACGGTCTTCGACGTCCTCATCAGGTAGACCGTCACGATCATCCACGCCACCAGCACCTGGTTCGTGAAGTCGATCAGAAGGTTGAGGAACGCCCCGATCATCGGCATCGCAACCTGCAACGCCAGCATCACGTTGTCGAAGACCTCCACCAGCTTGGGGAGCAGAGGAGCCAGCATCTGGACGAACTGCGTCAGGGTCGTGAACATGTCCTGGATTGCCTGACGGGTCTTCTTGTCTGCGAAGACCTTCAGGAAGATGGGTAGAAGCTGGCCGAGGAGATCGAAGGTTCCCTGAATCAGCAGCAGCAGGTTGCCGAAGGCGTCCTGGAGCGTCTTCATGTTCTTCGGGTCTTGGGTCCACCGGTCGAACGAATCGGCGACCTTGGTGATGAGGTCGGCCATGTTGTTCAGGAACGGCAGCGACGCGTCCACCAGGCGCAGGAAGCCGTCCATGAAGGGGATCATCGACTTCATCAGCTTGTCGAACACGCCAGACATGCCGCCGAGCAGCTGCGTGATCAGCATGACCTGCGGCATCTGGTTCAGCCACTTCAGAAGCGCGTCGATCCCCTCGCCCAGGGACTTGGCGACATACCCCAACCCCTTGGCCAGACCGGGAATCAACTTATTCGCCAGCGGCTTGATGTCCTTCGCGAACGGTCCGAAGAAGTTCTTCGCGACGATGTCCTCAAGCTTCTTCAGGGGCTTCTTTAGGCCCACGATCGCCTCGGCGAAGTGCTGGGCCTGGGGCGTCAGGTTCTTCAGGTCCTTCTTGAACTGCTTCGCGTTGCCACCCCAGCCGTCCCCGATGGCCTTCCCGACGTTCTTGAACGCGATGACCAGCACGCCGATCGCTGACGCGGCGCCGAAGATGATCCCCGGCAACGCCGCCAGGGCGGTCTCCAGACCGCCGATGGCGATCGTCAACGCGCCGGCCAGGGCCTGGACGCCGACGATGATGCCACCCATCTTGTACAGCTGGATGGTGAACTGGAGGACCGCGCCGACCGCACCGCCGGCACCACCGCCGGCGCCGCCTACCTGCGACGCCATGCCCGCGGCCTGCGTGCCCATGTCCTGCATTCCCTTGCCGGCCTGCATCGCCTGCTGGGCCGCGTCGCCAAACAGCCCGCCGACCGAGGTGACGACCCTGCTGAGGCTGGAGAAGATGCCGGCGACCCCTTCGCCGAAACTGCCCAGCAGGCCGCGGGAGCGACGCAGGTTCGGCTCATCGACGCCGACATGGATGGTCTCCCGCTTGCGGCCCAGCTTGTCAGCCTTCAGCGCCAGCAGATCCATCTCCGCCTTGGCCCGCGCGTCGGACACGGAGGCCCGGATGGTGGGGTTGCTGCGGCCCAGCTTGGTGACCTGCTGCTCGATCTTCGTCAGCTGCGCCGACGCGGCAGCGGTATCGGCCGCCACGCGGATCGATGGGGACGCCTTGGAGATCCGGTCCAGGCGGATGTTGAGGTCGTGGATCTTCTTGATGGCCTCGTCTTCGTCGATGTCGACGCCGATGGTCTTGCCGGAGAGTTCGGTCAGCTCCTTGCGGATGTGCGCCAGGTTCCTGTCCACATTGGACGAGTCGGCCTTCAGGTTGACCGCCGGAATCGTCTTGAGCGCCGTCTCGATGCGCCGCTTGGTCTCCTCGGCGAAGACCAGGACGCGGGAGAAGCTTCGCTCGGCCGGCTTCGGGTCGGCCTTGACCTTGATGTCTGGGTTCAGCTTGTCGATCTTCTCGGCCTGGGTCCGAATCAGCTCAAGCTGCTTCATCGCCTTGGCGATCTTCGCAGACACCGTGACGGTCGGAGCCTCCCGCTTCAGCCGATCAAGCTCCCGCTCGATCTGCTTCAGCTGCGCCTCAACCTCTTCGCGGTTGATGTCGATGCCTATCCGCTTGCCGGACAGCTCCTTCAGGTCACCGCGGATCGCGGCCAGCTTCGTCTCCGCCTCGGAGGTGTCGGCGTCAATCTTCGCGTCAGGAAGCGTCTTCAGCGCCAGCGCGATGCGCTTCTTGACGATCAGGGCGAACGCGTCGCCGAACTTGTCGCCCTGCTCGGCGCCCTCCTTCGTGGCGTCTCCGCCCTGGTAGCCCTCCTTCAGGCCTCGCTCGACGGCGCTCTCCAGCTCCTTAGCGATGATTTCGGCCTGCTTGCGGATCTCCCGCTGGATACCGCGGAAACTGACCGTGATCTGGAGGGCCGCCGTGCCGGCGTCATACACGGCGACCACCCCCCGTCAGTCGGTATCGCGGTTGGGCAGCACTGCGGAGACGATCGACTCGTGGATCCGCTTCTTCTCGCGTTCCTCCAGCTGCCGATACAACCGCTCGAACGCCGTTTCAGGACGCTTCAGCGGCCTGATCTTCGGCGGCTTGACGCCCTGCGCCGCGTAGATCGACGAGATCGTCGCGCCTTGCCGGTCAACAACTCCGGCCAGCATGTCGACCGCCGGGGTCCAATCCCGCAGCAGGGGAGCCGGCTCCGCGGGCTTTTGCCCCATGGACTTCCGGGCCGACCACGCCGCCTCAACCTGCGGCCGGGCCAGATCCTCGTCGGCCAACATGGCGGCACGCAGGCGCGACGTGGACGGCAGCTCATCGATCAGGTCGAGCAGCCGCCGCCAGCGCCGCCCCCGCCACTCCGTGCCGAGATCGAGACCGTTGTAGGTCTCGATCAGATCCGCCTGGATCGCCTTGCCGTATCGCTGGATCAGCGCGGCAAGGCGGGCACTTCCCCCGCGGACTCGTTCAGCCCGAAGTGCTTCCGGTAGGCCGTCATGAGCTTCCCGACCTTCCAGGACGGGATCTCGATCTTCCGGAACTTCGCGAACGCGTCATCGCCCAGCGCGGCGTGGAAGAACGTCTGCGGCGACTGCTCCGCGTACTCCAGCACGATGTAGTCGATCTCGCGGGCGTCCTTCAGGGCGAAGCTCTGCCCGTCCACGTGGACGACGAACGGCTCGTACGACTGCTCCGCCTCCAGGGTGTCGAGGTCGATGGAGATCTTCGGCGGAGTGTCGCCGTGCGGCTTAGCAGGCATGGGTGGTTCCTTCCTTACTTGGACTTGCCCTTGGGGGCGGGCTGGTCGTCCGCCGGCGGCGGAACGTCATTGGCCGGCACGCTCGGCGCTGGCGGCGGAGGGTTGTCCTCCACCTTCTTCGCCACCGAGGTCGGCTCCGGCGGCTGCGGCACATCCTCGGCCAGCTTCCAGCCGCGGGCGATTAGGTTCACCCGCTCCGCAGCGGTGTCGGCCGTGCGCCGACGGGATCCCTTGATGAACACGCCAAACGACATGTCGCACCTCCTTCTGTGTGGCGCCGCCCGGATTCGCACCGGGGTCTGCTGGGTATGAGCCAGCCGTGGAACTTCTCCACTACGGCGCTAGGCCCCGCACCGCCGCCGGCCCACCCAAACCAGGACGGCGATGCGGGAGTTCGGGGGCTCGGCTCAGGAGCTGAAGCCCATGTCGGTCAGCAGCGCGGCCCAGCCGGGGCCGCCGAAGAAGGTCTTCTCCGAGAAGCCCAGCACCGAGTCGGTGAACGAGGAGAACGTCACCGACCACATGATCGGGTCGTCGCCGCTGTTCTGGTTCTGGTCGTCGAACGCGGTCACCTTCGCGTTCGGCAGGAACCGGGCGATGTAGATCTCGCCGTCGTCGGTCTCGTCGACCGCGATCGACAGAACCCGGTAGTGCCGGGCGACCGGGGTAGACGGCTTCGCGATCGACACCTCACCCGAGGACGAGTCGGCGGTGATGGTCGACGTGTCGACGCCCAGGTACAGGCCGATCGTGGCCAGCTTCGTCTCCTGGCAGGCCACCTGGAGAGTGGTCTGGTCCTTGGTGACGTCGGACCGGGTCGGCTCGGTCGAACCCCACGACGTGACATCCGAGGTGTCGGTGTCGCGGGAGAACTGGGCGCCGTCGTCGGTCAGCCAGCCGAGATCGGTGTAGCCGGCCGGCAGCGCCGCCAGCTTCTTGTCGCTGGAGTCGGTCAGTGCAGTGATCGCCGTGGCGTCCACGTCCGCGATGAACACGGAACCGTTGAGCGCCTTACGGATCAGCTGGTTCTTCTTGGTTGCAAGTGCCGAGTAGCTGGATCCAGCCATCGACTCCACCCCCTTCAAGGGTCAGGGCATTGAAAAAGCCCCGAGAAGACGGGGCGGATTGGGTGGGTGGTGATGGGTGGAAACCCCGCCAATCCCGGAGGAAGGCGGGGAACTAGGTGGCCGCACCGGCGCTAGGCGTTGGCGGTGCGGCCCGTCCCCGGCTCGCTACGCCTAGCCGCGTCCGGGGAACAGTTAGGACTGCCGCCTCACGACGGCGGTATAGGTCGATGCCCACAGGCGGACATCGTCGGACGGCCACGGCGTCTCCTGCGGGGGAGACTGCACGTCGATCCGGTCGAACGGGTAGTGCCGGGACACCGACATCGTCAGGTACTCGCAGATGTCCTCCGCGCGAGCCAGGGCCCCGCGGTCCTTGCCGTACACGGCGACCTGGATGCCCGGCTTCCACTGCAACCGGTCCTGCTGGCCGCCGCCGGCCTTCACCACGATGTAGTAGTCGCCGGCGGCGACCACGTCCTGGAGGTCGACGTCGGTGAACGTCTTGACCGTGCCGTACGGGGCGAGCAGGTCTACCAGCTTCGCCTCGACGTCGGGGAAGCTCACTTCTCCGCCAGCCACTGGAGCGTACGGGTGAAGATCAGCGCCGGGTCCGAGTGCGCGTCGGGGCCGTGCCGGTTACCGGTGTTGCCCCACTCCAGGGCGGCGGCCCGGTTGTCCCAGTTCTCCACGCGGACCGCGGCCCGGGGGTGCCCGTTGAGGAACAGGGTCGATTCGACGACGCGGAAGGAGTTCTCGTAGTGGCCCGTCTTCCAGTGCGGCATCGCGAGTTCCTTGGCGTGGTTCATCGCCCGGAACCCCTCCTGCAACAGGGCCTCGCGGATGAACGGGTTCGTCGCCAGCTTCCGCCACTCGGCGGCATTCGGGGGCGTGTAGCGCACGTCAGCCATGGCTCAGCCCCCCCGCTTGCGGTTCAGGTTGAACTGGAACCCGATGTCGGCCCATGGGCGGATCGGGCCGTACACCTTGAAGCGTTCTCCGTTGATCTCGGCCTCGTCGTCGGCCCGCACATCGAAGTTCGCCGGGTCCTGCCAGATGAAGGCGGTGAAACCTTCCTGCGTCCACTCAGACTGCTCGGTGTTTCGCTCGTACGACGACAGGGGCGCCAGCCACACCTGCGTCAGCGTGTACGTGGTCTCCGACCCGACGCGGTCACCGAGCTGGTTCTTCGCCGCGGGCCGGTACATCGTCACCGACGCGGTGGCGCCCAGTGGCCGGAAGCTCATGCCCTCGCCGCCCGGTACCGGTCCCACTCGCTGTTCCAGCACCACTCCGCACGCTGTCCACGTACCTCCAACCCCGCGGTCATTGAGATCGTCCCGAACCCGAGTGGGGCCGCCGGCTTCAGCCAGGACAGCTCCTCGTCGGTGAACGTGCCCTGCTCGGAGCGGGTGTCCGCCGAGTGCGTGATCGACTCGACGAACGGGCCCGACGACACCGAGTGCTGCGAGGACCGTTCCGGGTTCAACAGGATCCGTGCCACGCACATTGCGATCGCGAAACCCACCAGATCTTCATCGACACGGCCATCGGAGATGTACGTGTCGAGCTGGGGGACCTTCTTGCGGGCCAAGGCAGCGGTCTTGGCCAGCAGTGTGTCCACATAGGTGGACTCTTCGGTGGTGAGGGGGCGCACCAGGACGGCCGCCACATCATCAGATGTCGCGTACGGGCTCGTCATGATGCGCCCCCCTCAGCTCAGGACGGGTCCAGAACCGTGGCAACCATCGCCAGGTTCGGGTTCGCCAGCACCGGCATGCCCAGCGCGGACACCTTGGTCCACACCGACACCGGGTCGAAGGTGTGGTACACGCCGGCAACGATGCCCGCGCCCACCCCGGCGTAGCCGGACTCCATCGACTCGGCCGTGGTGCCGTAGAACGTCTGGCCCATCTGGCTCGCGTCGTGCGAACCGTTCGCCGGCAGGAGAAGGATCTTCTCCTGCGGGATGAACCGCGTCGCGGTACCGCCCACCGAGTACACGGCGTCGTACAGGGTCAGCGGCGGCAGACCGAACAGGCCCAGGGCCTGGGTCACCGACGCCTCCGAAACCAGGTGCGGCTGCGTCGACATGGTCGACGGGTACACGATGTTCCGGATCTGCTCGTCGCGCATCAGCAGAGACAGGACCTTCCGGTTGGCCAGGATCTGGCCCGGAGGGACACCGTTCTTCGCCACGTAGGCGTCACGCCACTTGAGCAGGTTGTCAAGCGGAGAGATCGTGCCGCTCGACGCGTCCCAGTAGGCAGTGCCGCCGTCGGTGGCGGAGACCTCCATGGACGAGTCGCGGCCGAAGTCCGCCGACAGCGACAGGCCGTTCTCGTTGAACGTCAGCTCGGCGTTCACGAGAGCGTCCGCGCGGGCCTTCTCGAACCGGGCCTCAACCTGCCGGGTCAGCCGAACCGCGTCAGCCAGCAGCGCCGAACGGATCTCGCCGTCCAGGCTCCGCTGCTTGAGGCGGTAGAACTCACCCTGCCGGATCTTCCGGCTGATCGGGGGCAGCTCACCGGACACGCGGCTCACGCCGGGCCGGTTGGTCACCGGGGCCTCGGTGTCGAACGCGCGGTACTCCGCGGCCTCCATCAGGCCCTCGCCGCCCCGGTTGAACCGGAACTCCAGGTCGTCGAGTTCCTTCGCCGGCAGCTGCGCCGACAGCGTGAACTCGTTGACCCGCAGGTCCATGGCCGCGGTGCGGATGTAGCCCGTCAGCTCCTGGGGAGTGACGTAATCAGTGATCAGAAACATGATTGCTCACTCCTCTCAGACGAAGATGACGTGCGGAAGATCCGCCGCATAGGTGGTGGTCCCGTTGTCGACGGACACGGAACCCTTCTTGGCCACGTCGGTCACCGGCAGCTTCGAGCTGTCGACGAAGCAGTGGAAGACGGCCGCGCCGGCAACCGCCGTAGAGGTCGACTTCACCTGGACGGCCTCCAGAAGGATCCCCACGGGGCCCTTCGCGTTGCTGCCGTCGCCGGTGTTGACGCTCGGGTCGTACGGGCCGTACTTGCCGGCGGAGCCGTACTGCGCCAGGACGATGCCGGACTTCAGATACCCATCCGGGTAGTGATCAGCCTTGGTGAACTTGGAGACGTCCAGGGTCACAGTGCGGCCAGTGTCGGCGCCGTGGTCGGAAACCAGCCACCGCTGGTCATCCTGACTGAACGTCTCCGTGTTGAGAGTGAGGTCCACTGTGGACCCCTCCTTTCATTACGAAGAAGTGGGTTGCGGGTGCAGCTGCCGGTACAGCGCGGCTCCCGCCTCAACACTCGGCACAGTGCTGCCCTGACGGCTTCCCTGACCGAACTCGTGACGCTGCTCCTGCTGCTTCTGCGCGGGGGCAACGGAATCGACGAACGACTTCACCTTGTCGGCATCGGCCGTACCGTCTTCCTTCATGAACCGCGAACGGTCCACGCCATCCAGCAGGGCCTTTAGACGTTCCTCGTCCATGCGCCCCGCCGCAGCGACCGTGAACTGCGCGTCCACCAGCCGCGAACCGACCTCCCGCAGCGTGGCCTCGCGCGCATCCTTGGCGGCGGCGGCTACGGCCTTTTGCTGCTCGGTCATGTTGGCCTCTTCGATCTCCGCCAGCTTCTCGGCCTTAGCCTTCAGCTCGGAGTAGTCGGCCATAGAGTTGGCGCGGCCCTCATGCTTGCGGGACTGCGCCTTCCAGTACTCGACCTGCTGCCCCAGAGTCATGTCACGCCACGGCGTGTTCTCCGGGAAGCCCTGGTCGTTGTTCTGCTCGGCAGGCTTGACGGCCTCGCCGGCCGGGTCCTGGGTGCCCTGCGCATCGGTACCCTGGTCCGTGTTCTGTGCGTCCTCAGTGGACATACTCAACTCCCATGTCGGGACTGTTGGGCAGCCCTGGCGGCGCCCAGACGATTAGCGGTTCAGAGCGTCCTGAATGGACTCTCGGTGGTGCGTCAGCTTCGGAAGCTGACCGGGCGACACCCAGTGCTGCCCGCGGACTCCGAGCACGTGGCCCAGCTCCGAGTTGTTGTGCACGATGATCAGATCCCGGTAGTCGCCCGCGGTTCTCGCATCGGCCGAGGCGGTGCCGAACGTGTCCCGGATGACCTCATGCGCCCCGGCGAGGGTCTTGTCGGCCGCGGCCTCGTGCTCGGCCAGGGCGTCCTCGTCGTAGATCGGCTGCACCGAGCAGTCGCACCCGTGGTGAATCGGCAGCAGGGAGTCCTTGCTGTACGTGTTCGTCGAGGCGACGATGCACAGCCCGCACGAGTACGAGCCCTCCAACTGCCGGCGCCACGCGATCGCCTTCGAGTCGGCCTTCAGGATGTCCGCCGACACGTTCCGCTTCGCCAACTGGAGATCGGTCGTCGCCAAGTTCTCCGCACGCAGCCCGGCCAGATCCACGGCCTCTTCGAGCGTCTTGCCCTTCGACTGCTTCCACCGCAGCGTCTCGCCCGGCCGCCGGTACACATCCACCGGATCCACGCCAACCCGGAGGGCCGTGTAGCGCCGCGGGTTGATGCCCACCGACCGCTGCGGCGCTCCCAACGCCAACGACCGGTACTCCGACAAGAACCCGGCCGTCAGATCCGCCATCTGCTGCTGCGCCGACGCAACCGCCGACGACGCGTCCCTCGCGAACGTGTCCACATCGGACTGCTGCCACGACGTCAGCGCATCCCACATGCTGCGGATCAGGCCGCCCAGGGCCCCGCGGAGCCCGTCGGTACTAGCTTGATACCCGTCCACCAGAGCTGCCAGAGCCGCCAGACTTTCCGCCCCGGGCCGACCTTGGCGCGTTGTTGCCACCAGTGGACCTCCCGCCAGACGGAGAACTAGACCCACCCGACGGCGCCGGCTTCCCAGACGATCCGCCGCCGGCCGGAGAAGGCTTCGGGGCCAGGGCCGCCTGAGCCTTCATCATCGACATCTGCTGGGCCTGCTGCTTCAGCTCCTGCGCCTGCTGCTCCTTGGCCAGCCGGTCCACCTCGGCCGGGGAGAACTTCCAGATGTTGCGCCAGATCCCCACCTGCGGTAGCGAGCCCGCCTGGGCCGCCGCCTGCGACTTCTCGATGATCGACGCCTTCTCCGTGTCGTCCCACATCAGCTCCAGAGCCGCCAGGTCGGCCCGCTCCTGGTCCCCCATCCACCGGAAGCACAACGAGATGACCTTCGACCACTTCGGGTCCACCCGGTCGATCCGGTCATCGGCCTTGCCGACCTGGCCCTCCCGCGACAGGCTCGCGCCCTCCGCGGTCTGGTTCGCCGAGTCCGGCGAGAACACGTACATCGGGGTGCTGGAGGCCGCCGACAGCTGCTGCTGGGCGTCCTTGACCGACTGCAACACGCCGGTCATGTCCACCGCCGGCGCCACCCACATCTGCGAGTCAGCCGGCAGCTGCCAGAACCCGCCAGGGTCGGTCGTGAAGATCTTCTCGTAGTCGATCTCTTCGCCGGCCTGCGGATGGTCGTCCGGGTAGGTCGCCGGCAGGCCAATCGCCGCCATCCGCTGGAATGCCTGGTAGGTGGCGATCACCATCTGGTTCAGGATCAGCCGGTTCAGCCGGTCCAACAGGTCGATGTGCGGCTCGAACTCCGACACCCCGGCCCGGTTGGTGAACTTGACGACGGGAACCATCCCGCCCAGCTTCTCCAGCGTCGCCGACCGCGCGGGGTCCCAGTTCCACTCCTGGTTCACGAGGATGTCAGAGTGCTCGTCCAGCCGGGAGCATTCCTTCCACGCCACCAGGAGCCGAGTGTGCGGGCCCTGCGCCGGCAGCCCCAGCGAGTCCGTGGACGGCCCATCGCCCTCCGGATCAACATTCGGGTCGCCCCGCAACAGCAGGATCGCGTAGTCCCGGCGCTGAACCCCGTCGTGAAACGCCTTGAACGCCGCCAGTGTGGACCCCGTCGCCGGGTCCTCCTCAACCACGGCCTCCCGCGGGTCCTCCGCCGTCACCAGCGGCACCCCGGTCTCCGGGTTGACATCGCCGACCCAGACGACGCCCTCCGACAGGCCCAGCATCATCTCGTGCGCGTCCCGGAACACCGTCTTCATCCCGGCGCGGCCGATGATCTTCCACGCTTCGACGTCGCCGGCCTCGTCGTCGTCGACACCGGTGCGCACCCCGATCGGCCGCATCCGGTTCGCCAGCGACAACACCACCGGCTCCGCCAGGTTCACCCGGCACGTCTTCTGGAACGCCTCGAATGCCGGCCGGCACGCCTCCCGCTCCACCGGCAGCGGCGGGTTGCCCCGCAGGTACTGGTCGAGCCGGTTGAGCCGCTTCAGCCGCTTCGGGTCGCTTCGCTTCAGCGACAGCCGGACCATCCACCAGCCCGGCGAGAGCGGGGTCTCGATATCGCCAAGGGACATGCAGACCCCCTTAGCGAATCCGTTTCGGCACGTAGTGTCGGTTGTCGACGTTGGCCAGGCCCTTCGCCACCGCGTCGTTACGCGCCTGCCACGCCAACACCGCGGCGATGAACGCGTCGATCTTGCGGGGGGACTTCGGGAAGTCCTTCTTCACCGTCAAGTGGTTGTGGTCGATGCGGCGCCGGCCCTGCACCGTGTGCTTCCACAAGATCGGATGCCCGTCGTGCGACAGCTCCTTCTGCACCACGGCCTCCTGGAACGACAGGAACGCCCGCTCCGCCTTCATCACCGAACCGCCGGTCATCCACCACTCGATCGGATGCGCCTTCGGGCCGATTTGCAGCCGCTCCCCGTACCGGGCCTCCCATGTGCTGACCCAGCCCTCCCAGCGGGCCGGGTCGGCGTAGAAGCCCACCACGCGGTACTTCTTGAAGCACTGCGCCACCGCGGCATCCACCTGGTCCGCGGGCGGGGTCCAGCCCTTGCCCTTCGGGCCCTCCGGCTGCTCCCACACGTCCACCAGGAACAAGTGCCCGTCCTTCACCCGGCAGCCCACCAGGGCCGTCGAGTCCGCCACGCCCGACTTCACGCCGCGCGAGCCGTCGAAGCCCAACACCACCGTGTCGCCAGCCGCGATCTCCGGGATGTCCCGGGCCAGCTTCTCCGCGTACACCGCGTTCCACTCGTAGTTGGCGATGAACTGGTCAGAGGCGTGCGTGATCTGGTTCAGGAAGTTGCCGCGGGCCATCTGAAGGTCGCCGTTCGGCGACCGGATCGAGTTCATCCGGTCTTCGAGGTCCGCCCAGCCCGGCCGAATGCACGGCGGGTCGTGGATCACGCACTCGTCGATGTCCGCCGAGTCGCCGTACGCGACCGCCAGGCCATGCAGCAGCGACGCGTCGTCATCGATGTCCGTGTCGCCCGGCGCCTCGCGGTGGTCGTACAGCAGCGTGTTCGGAACCTTGCGGCCCTCCACGATCGCCGACCAGAACGCCGCCGTCTCCTCCGCCACCGAACCCTCGCCCGGCACGAACGCGTTCGGCGACTCCAGCGTCGAACCGCCGATCTTCGTCGCGTTGTCCCGAAGCACCTGAGCCAGCCGCAGCCCGCCGTTGGTGGCGACCCACTCCTCCGTCTGGTCCATGATGCTGAACACCGCGCGGGCGCCCTTGATGGACCGAGCCGATGACGGCATGGGCTCAATCCGGCCGCTCGGAAGGTTCACGAACCCGCCCAGCGGCTCAGTGCCGGGGTAGTTGTCCAGCACCGGGCCCTCAAGCAGCTCCAGGATCGGCGTCCACGAGTTCCGCATGACCTGCTTGTCGGAGACCGCGGCCACCAACACCAGCGGCGTCCGGATCTCCGACCACGGGATCCCCACCGGCTGCCCGTCGGCGTCCCAGCCGCCCGGCACCACCGGGCCCAGAGCCTCCGCGCACGCGATCGCCGCCAAAAACGGCGACTTCCCCCAACCACGAGGCCGCGACAGCACGCCCTGGCGGATCTTCCGCTTGCCCTGGCCCCGCTTGCCCTCCGGGTCAATCTCGTAGAACCGCAGCAGAAACTCGGCCTGCTCCCGGGTCACGATGTACGGCCTGTAGCGGCCGCTGCCGGTGTCCGGGGCCGCCAAGTTCTCCGCCATCCAGTCGATGACGTCGTAGCCCAGCGTCGGCCGCTCACCCTCGAACGTCGGCTTCCACGGCATGGTGGGCTAGCCCGCGTCGTCAGGGTCTGACTCGGGGGCCGGCTTCCTCAGCGGCAACACCAGGCCGGTACCGCGGGAATCGTTCGGGTGCGACGAATCCAACCTGATCCCGCCGAACCGCTTCCGGGCCTCCTCCGGCGTCACCCGGCCCATGCGCTTCTCGTCCTTCTCGTCCGCGTCAGCGAACTGCATCCGCAGCCGCGCACGGTCCTCAGGAGTCGCGCCGAACTTCGCCACCCGCAGCCGCACCTCGGCCGCGAGGGTCCACTGGCCCTTCTCCCACATCGCGTGGTGCATCAGGGCCGTGTCCATCAGGAACGACCAGTCCGTCGCAGTGAACGTGTCCGACTGCGCCGAGTCGATCCACATCTGCCACCACGCCTTTGTCATCGGATGCCAGTCGATCTCCTTGGGGAGATCCGGCGCATCCGCCGGCACATACCGCAGCACGGTGTTCGGCACTGGGTCAGCATTGCGCCGGGCCCGCCTGGACGGGTCCTTAGGCGCTGGACCACGTCCAGCCATCTTGGTTCCTCCCATGGCGGGCGCGCTGAGCCCCATGTCGGGGCCAAACGCTACGGAAAAGGGCTACGAGCCCTGCACATACGACCGCAACGGAACCAGCCGCGGATCCGTTGACGGAGACTGCAACTTGTCCATCGACCAGGCGCACACGCCCCGAAGGCCCAGCGACTTCGCCGAGGCGACCTTCGCCGCCACCGCCGCCTGCGTCGTGTCCACATAGGACGGGTCCAAGCCGATGCCCAGCATGATCTTCGACGCCGGAACGCCCCCCGAGATGTACGCCGACACGTCGACCACCCCGTCGTTCCAATACGTCATCACGTTCACCACATCAACCGACGAGGCCGCCGCCGCCACGATCGGGACCGGATGCTGCCCCAGGTCCACCGCCGTCGACAGCTGCTTGCCCGCCGGGCGGGCCGCGTTCAGCTTCGACAACAGCGACACGAACGGAGCCTGCGTAACCGACTCTTCCCAGTCGATGTCCACCCCGTCGTACCCGTAGTCCGTGCACGCCGCCCAGATCGCCGACACGAACCCGTCGATGCGCGCCGACGCCGTGCTCGCCACGAACTGAGAGCCGAACCCCTCCGACCCGATCGTCAACACACACGACCGGCCCGCGGCATGCACCGCGGTGATCGTCGCCGACCGGCGGGCCGCCGTGATGTCGGTGAACGTGACCGTCCCGGTGTTGGTCGGGTAGCAGCCGAAGTGCGACACCTGCGTCCACGCCGAGTAGTCCGGCGCCGTCGCCGGAATGCTGCCCTGCGTCCAGCCCGGGAACCACACCAGGGCCTCACCGCCGGCCTCCGGATCCTCCGGCGGGTCCTGCGGGGCCAACGCCGCCACAGTCGCCTCCAGGGCCGCCACGCGGCCCTCCAGGTCCGTCACCCGCCCGGCCAGCTGCGTCACGTCACCGGGGCCCACACCGATCACGGAAGGTCCCCCATCCCCGGATGCTGCTCCGGCGGCCGTTTGATCGAAACCCGCTTCTTCGCGTCGTTGCCCTCGCGGGACGACTTGTAGCGGTGGCACCACGGCTCGACGTTCGTGTGCGCCCAGTCCAGGTTCGCCAACCGGTGGTCGTCACCGCGGACGATGTGGTCCAGCTGGTCGCCGCCCGGCTTCCCGCACAAGTGGCAGATATGCTGCGGGTTCTGGCGGTGCTTCGCCGCCCTCAGCTGATCCCAGTTCGCCGGGAGCCGGCGCCGACGAGACGAGCCAGCCCAGTTACCGGGCATCGCCCAGAACTCGGGCCTTCTCCGCCTCGTTCAGCGGGCGGCGGTTCTTGCCGGACAGCATGTCCAACTTCCTGCGCCACAGCTTCCGCTCGCGGCGATCGCGCCTGGGCGCGCTCTGCACATAGAAGCCGATCAGGCCGCGGATCCCGACGCTGAAGTGACCCCGGGCCACCTTCACGCCCACGATGCCGCGAGTCGGCGTGTAGAGGCCCAGATACCAGCGCGGCTCATCAAACGGCCCCGTCGAGATCACAGCGTGCCTGCGCATCAGACGGTCATCGCCTGGTACTTGACCGACGCGGTCGACGCCTTGAACACCAGCGTGCCGCCGAACACCGAGCTGTCGAACCCACCGAACACCCTCGTCTCGCTCGCGGCGAGGGTCACCGTGTAGTCGGCGACGTCGAAGCCGCCCACCGTCGCCGGGGTCGTGAACACCACCGTCGCCGAGGACGCGTCGGTGTTCGACAGGGTCAGCTGCAACGTGTGCGCGTTGACCACGCGGTTGCCGTTCGTGGCGTCGCACGCCGCGGCAGCAGCGGCAGTCGCCCCGGCCTTCGTGACGGCCACTGGCGTGATGACAGTGGGAGTTGGCATGAGGGTCCTCCTACGCGATAGCGCGCTGTACGGCCCTCTCGGTCGAGCGGCCGATCCGTGTCCAGCCGCCGCAGGTGTTGCAGCGGAACCTTTTGAACATCCCCAGCCGCGTGTACGCGTACCCGCGGGACTGGAAGCTGTGAGAGCCGCACCGGTCGCAGGCGCCGGGGTCGCCGTCGATCAGGCCGACGTGCGGGTGGTTGGTGATCCAGGGCAGCATCTTGACGTACAGCTGCTCGGTCAACGTGACGTCCCGGCGGTTGTACTTGCGCATCTTGTCCTGCGCGGCGGCCTGCCGGCGGATCACGCCCAGCCACAGCTCGAAGCCGCCGGTGTCCATCTTGTGGCCCAGGTTGCCGTCGGCGGCGACGAAGTCGAGCTTGTTCGACAGGAACCGGAACTTCGACTTGGCGACCTGGTACAGGTCGACCTGCTGGTAGGGCGAGGGCGGCAGCATGTCCGCGTGCCAGAACTCCCGGTTGATCGTCGGCATGTCGAACCGCTTGCCGTTGTAGTGCACCACCACGTCGGCCTCGTCGAGCAGTTCCCAGATGATGTCGAGCATCCCCTGGCGGCCGTCGGTCCATTCCGAGGTGAAGTAGACCTTCTTCTCGCCGTACCATTTCCAGGCCATACAGACCATTTCGCCAACCCGCTCGATCTGGTTGACGCCGATGTTCTGCTTCCACAGCGAGTACGCGTAGGCCAGGCTCGGGACGGTTTCGATGTCGAGGATCAGGATGCGGGCCACGTGAATCCCCTTCCGGGGTCGCGCCGCACCCTGTCTGCGGCTGAAGGTGCTTGCCCCGCCCCACTGGCGGTTACCCACAAGGTCCGCTTGCGCCGTTCACCCCGATACGGCGCGTCGCAGGGCGGGGCAAGAGAGCGTCCCCCGCGGTCCCCGTCCAGGAATCGAACCTGGGACCAACGGCGTTTAGGCCGGCACTCTCCCACTGAGTTAACGGGCGGGGGGACGATTGCGGACCGCCCACCGAAGCGCGGCGGCCGAGACCGCGCCGCCCAGAATGGCGGCGGCGAGGGGGGCGTGGAAGATCACCCAGGCGGGGATTCTCACCGGAAGCCGACCTGGGTGTCGGCGGCCTCCGCGGGGGCCAGGTCGTCGAGCAGTTGCGCCAGCCGCATCCAGGCGTCGGCCTGGGCGATGGCGGGCTCAGTGAGGTTCCAGTACGTCTGGGCGGACCGCAGGATGTCCGCGGCCTGCGCCAGGGCATCCTCGACGGTGATCTTCATCGTGTCACTGGCAGTCACGGGCGGACCTCCGGGGTGCGGGGCTCTGACCTGCGGGAAGATAGTCTGATCTCCCCCCACACCTCACCCTACGGTCACCCCGGGTGATCGACAAGGGGTAACCCCTCCAAAATGATCTTGGGCCTCCTGGGACCCCGTGATGTGCGCCGCCAGCAGCCCGATCGTGTCCCGATCCCACGTCGCCCCGCAGTGCCCGCACAGGGCGTTCACGTCCGCCAGGTGCACGTGCAGCGCCCGCTGCTCGCAGTGCGGGCACTCCGCGTTCGGCCGCCACGGCGGCGTCGTCCAGCCCGTCACGATCCGCGCCCACGTCACCCAGCGCCCCACGTCGTGCGCCAGGACGTCCAGCTCGTCGTCGCCCATCGACAAGCAGTCACCGACGAGGATCCGCAATTCGTCCTCCAGCCGATCCAATTTCCGGCGGCCCCGCCAATGGCGCACCCCGGCGTGAATCGCGGCCAGCCGGTCGATCGCCTGGATGTTGATCGGGGGCTTCGAGCCGAACGTGTCGAAGCTGCCGCCGTCATCGTCCGGGGCGCCGGTCCCGTCGTGAGTCTGGTCCCGCATTTGATTCAGCAGCGACGGGAATTGAATTCGGTGAGAACGCGTCACCATTTCTTTCCCGACCTGCACCGTGTACGGCTGCACGTGGGTCGACGGCTCGACCAGCGCGTCCACGTCGGCGGCAATCCGCTGGAGCAGCGTGTCCCGGCCGGCGCTCACGCTGCGGCCTCGGTTCCATGGTTCCCGCGGTTCCCCCGGGGCTGCGCCGCCTGGCGCTCTCTATGGTTCCAAGGTTCCCCCCCTTTAGGGGGGGGGAACCTCTGGAACCTTAGAGAGAGGCGGCTCGCCTGGTTTCCCGGGTCAAGATCAACTGTCAGTTCGGAACCTAGGTTCCATGGTTCCGGAACCGACAAACCGGACTGGCCAGATGCCGTCTGACCTGCGGAAACGCTTCGGGTGGTGTGGTACGTCAAGATCCACTCCTGGGTCTCGATCGGCCATCCACACGGGGTCTAGGATGTCTGTTATGGGCGAAACGCCCGACCGGGAACCTAGGTTCCATGGTTCCGAACCGAACATTTCGGGCGGCCCCCAGATCTCTGACCTGCGGAAACGCTCCGTAGCCGACCCTACCGTCCGTGACGGCCACCGGACAGGGGTAACCCGTTCGTGAACTGCCCACAAACCGGTCAGAACCGTACCAGACGTCCTGCTGGTTCGATGATCATCGAACTCCCAGACCCGTACGCATGATTAGGGGCAGCACGCCCCGGTCGCGGATGATATGGGGGGTAGGGGGTCTCCACCCCCTCTTGGGGTGTAGTAGATTCCTTGTGCCTGCCTGTCCGTTGTGACGTTGCGTTAGGTCTTCACGCTGTGTGACTCACTCGATTGTGTTTAAGGGATCCCTTGACAGGCTCAAGGTTCTGTGCTCAAGGAATGCTTGCAAGAATTGTTAACAGATTCCTTTGTCTAATAGATTCCTTAACATCGTAAAAGCATTCTTATAATAGATTCCTTAAGAGATTCCTTATTAAGAGATTCCCTTTAACAAATCCCTTAATGACAATGCATCATCATTGATACATGCTTACATACATCATGCTTACTTGATACATACATCATTCATGCTTACATTGTTCATGCTTATTGATTGTTACATTCATACATTAATCTATTCATTCATGCTTACTTAATCATTGATATAACAATCATGCTTACTTATATCAATCATGCTTACTTCATATTCATTGTCATTCATTGTTATTCACATACAAATAAGCATGAATGAACATAGATTAACTACATTCAATCATGCTTAGTTGTTTGTACTACCTAAGCTTGCATGCTTACTTTGTATCTAACCATGCATGCTTACTTATTCTTCCTACTCTGTCCGTTCTTAATGCCTTTGCGGCTACTCTTACTTCCGCCCTTACTGCCTGCCTGTTTGGCACTGTTGCCCTTACCGAACCCCGGCTTGCCCTTACCCGTCACGCTCCTCACCTCCCATCACGCTTACTTGACCGGCACGCTTACTTCAATCCTACGGGCGCACAGCACTGCGCCCCACCCTCGCGTACAGGATGGGGCGCGTTAGGCGCATGCTCCGGCCCCGGTCCGACGTTTGGTGGCGTCGGTTCCCGGGGCCGGTTGTCAGTAGGCGGTGCCGTTGAGCGCCGCCGCGTAGCTGGGCGAGTCGCCGCACTCGGGGCAGGCTGCGTGCAGGTCGGAGGCGACGAGTGCGCCGCACCTAGGGCAGTCTGTGACGTCGAGTGGGTCTAGGATTTCGTACGGCTCGATCTCGGCGGCGACGGCTTCTGAGATCTTGGCGAACGTGTCTGCTAGGTCGGTGAGGCCGCGTGCGTCGAGTCGGTCGGATGCGTTGAGGTAGGCAATGCTGGTGCGTGTCATGCACCTCAGAGTACAGCGCGGGTTGTACGTTGGGATCCCCCCGGCGGTGGACATGGTGCGGCCCCGGTATGCGTCCCCGGGGCCGTGTGGTGTCAGTCGTTGTCTACGGTGTGCGTGGCATGGTGCGCCTCCGCGTATTCGATCAGGTCGGACAGTTCCCGCTCACATTGCACGGGGTCGTCGTAGTGGTCGGGGTGCATCCGCACGTCGCCAAGCTCTCGGCGCAGTTCGTCTGCCAGATCGGGGCGGTGCCTGCCGGCCGTGGCAAACGCTGTGATGGCACGGCTGTACGGGCTGGGCGAGATCCACCCTGCGGCGGTCTCTCGCGCTTGCTCGGTAGTCATCATGACTGATCCTCCCCGGTGATCTCCCATGACCCGACGCGGTTGCCGTTGGCATCGCGTACGTTGGCGGATTTGGTCATGCCGCCTTCGATCAGCGCCGCTTGTGCGCGCAGGATGTGGGCCAACTCCGGGCCGGGGTCGAACACTTCGGTGTCCCCATCGGTGGCGTAGAACGCGGCGTTGCCGGTGTCGACGTGCAGTGTGAATGCCATGTCAGTTGTCCTCTCCGACTTCTTCGACGTCGGCCGAGTTGACCGGCGTTCCTGCGTGGTTGTGTGCCTCCGACACGTAGTCACCGGGTATCCCGCCGAATACGGTTGTGATGCGCTGGCCGTCTGTGGTGTGTACCCAGTGGCCGGTGTCGGTGTCGAATGAGACTTCACCGAGGCAGTAGGTGCACCGGTATTCGCTCATGATCTTGTCTCCCTGTCTGCTACGGGTTGATCACCCGCGGCACCGGGCGATGATCTCACACCGTCCGGCACCGTGAATGGTCACTCCGACATGGGCTTGTCGTCACCGATCTGGCCGGCGTTGTACCGGGCGGTTGCCTCCGCTTGCCGTCCGGCGTTGTACGCGGCTTGCCGCCATTTCTTCAGGTTGGCCTGCCACGCGTCCGGCAGGAAACCGCCCCCGGACAACCACTTGTCAAGGTCCTCTGCGTACTCCACTGCACGGTCTCCGGCGTCGGTGCCGTCCACTAGCAGGCGTTCGCCCCGCCGGTAGGCACGGATGGCCGCGCGCATCCGGCGCAGCGTCTCGTTTGGGTCCATCGTGTTCACTCTCCCTTTCCGTCCAACCAGGCGAGGGTGGATTCGAATCCTTGCTGCCAGGCCAGCGCCAGGTCTCCGGTTGCCTGTACCCCGAGCATGGCCACGCCGTGGGACATGACCGGGACGAAACCGCCGCGTCCCTGCGAGCGGATGAACGCGTCTTGTCCGGCTGAGGTCATGCGGTCGCCCAGCAGGTGGTACCACAGTGCGTCGGCCTCTCCGGCGTCGTGTGCCAGCGTCAGCAGCGACTCGGTCTCTTCGTTCATGACTGCCCCCGTTCGGTGTTGCAGGTGCCGGCCAGTTGCAGCGGCTGGGCGGTGCACGGTCCGGCGTACACGGCCGTCTGTGTGCCCATGGGCACGTAGCCGATCACGTCGTGCGCGTACAGGCTGTAGCCGGTCAACGCGGCCAGCGCCCCGGTGACCAGGATTGCCAGCGATACCAGCCGGATTACCCAGCGGCCCCGGCGATCGGTGATGATCATTGGAAGTCTCCCCGTGACGGTTGTGACAGTTGCGGTTGGGTCGAGTGTACAACGCGGGTTGCACCTCGCGCGTACCCCGGATGGGTTACGCGGCGCGGTAGTTGCCGGCCCGGTCCTTCACCACCTGATGAGCCTTGAGCATGCGGCGCAGCAACTGGCGAACGTGATCTTCGGTGAGTCCGGTTGCCATGGCCAGTGCCGCACCGGAGTCGCCCACGTTCGGATCGTTGAGCGCATCGAGAATCTGGCCGCGCGCCCCGGTGATCCCGCGATGTTCGGCAGTCTCCCGGGTGACAACCCACCGCCCATCTTGCAGTGCCAGCGGCACCATGGCGTCCGGTACGTCTTTGCCGGTCATGAGTAGGGTGGCAACTTCCGACCCCCGGTCGCGCAGCATCATGAGAATCGTGTCGGATGCGGACGTGAGACCCTTACTGCCCTGAATACTCGACGTAGGGTCATCACGGTCAATGTGCTTGTTGGTGTGCGTGACCAGAACGATCGGTACACGGTTGTGTTGATCCGACAGGTTTTTGAACGAATTGACCAGATCATAGTCACGCTGGTACGTCTGTGGGATGTCCCCGCGGATACGCGCCAGAACGTCCACGATTACCAACCCGGCATCCGGGTGGTCATCCAACCACTGCGCGATGTCCCCAATCCCGCCGTTCGCCACGGTGGGCATGTCGTACGCCCAGTGCAACTCAACGGGCTCCGGGCGGCCGTGGAGCGCCATGGCGACGCGTTGCTGTGCCCGGCGGGGTGAGTCTTCTAGTGCGCAGTACAGGACGGGGCCGGACGTGCACTCCAACTTGCCGAGTGCGGTGGTGCCGGACGCCACCCCGATACCGCAGTCGATTGACACCCACGACTTGCCGGACTTCCACGGTGCGGCGAACAGCGTGATCCCTTCCGGGATCAGCCCGTCAACCGCCCATCGAATCGGCGGGTAAGTCTCCCGCATGAGGTCGGTCGTGTCCTGAATCTCCATTGCGTCACTTCTCCTCTCGCGCGAGCGCGTGCCTGTAGTCCCAATAACGCGCGTAGACCCCCAGGCCGAACCGTGTCCAGGCTTGCGACGTAGGCACGTTGACGGCCGCCAGTAGGTCCTCGCGGGTGCGCGACTGCATCGGCCCGTACCGGTCGTCTGCCTCCGCCACTGCGCGGATGGCCGTGTCAAGCTCCGACATGGCACTCACCGGAACGTCACCGCCATAGCGTCGGCCGACCCCTGCCACACAGTGAAGTCCGGATGCGCATCCGGTTCGGTGCCGGTCGGATCACATGTGCACGCCCGGTACAGCGCACCCGTCAACGGGTGGCGGCCGTTCGTGAACGTGTCGCGGTACGTGCGCCGGAAGTGCGAGGCACCGACGTACCGCGCGAGTGCCGTGTCTGCTACGGCGTATGGTTCCCGTTCGAACATGGCAGATAGGAAGTCCCGGAACCCGTGCCAGCACACCGCATAGATACGCCGCGGACGTCCAAACATGATGCCAGCGACCACGCGGTACCGGTCAAGTCTGGCCGGCAGGACACGCACCCGGTATCTCTCCCACATGCCCGCCGGGGCACCGGCCGGGCGTACGCGGGCCCGCACCATGGTTGCGGATGCGTTGTCCCGCACCCGGTAGCGATTCCACGGCTCGATTCCGTTCATGTTGGACGGACCGACTTCAACTTTCAGACCGTGCTCGGCCGCCACAGTGCGCATGATCTCTGCGCCGTGGTTGGGCGGACCGGCCGGTAGCGTGATGATCATGGGATGCCTCCCTGGACAGAGTTGTGGTTGCGGTACGGCCAGCGTAGCCCAGGTGGGCAACCCGCGCTGTACATCGCGCGGGTGATCCGTTGCGGCGACCGGGGTCTGTCCACCGTCACAACTGTCACGGTCGTCATGCGGACCGGGATGCGTTGAGCGGCAACGGATGTCACCCGAAAGGGTACACGCCATGTCGGGCCGAGTGTGCCTACACTGACCCCTTCATGCAACGCGGGTTGTACCGATCGGAGGTGATGCCGTTTGACGACAAGGGATTCTGGCTACGGGGTCCCGTGTTCACCGGTTCTGTCCCGGGCCGGATGATCGCGGGACCTAGCCCCGGAATCGCGGCCCCAACCGCGGCCAGTTGTGCCACGGCACGACGGTAGCGAGGGCAGCCATGCCGCGGGACTGGCCGCGACAGAAGGAGCACTCTTCGATCATGATGTGCGTGTGGTTGTGGTTGGCGCAGAAGGTGTTCGCGCACGGCACATCGTATGCGATGGCGCCCGCGTCGCCGCATCGGGGGCAGTGCCCGTCGAGGAGGGTGGCGACGATCCGCGTCCACGCGTCGCCTGTCATGGCATCGCCGTCGGGTGGAAACCCGGGTGGTCGCCGCCGTAGCCGCGGCAGCGTGGGCATGTCTTGGCGAAATGCCAACCGGGGCCGATCGGCACTTGGCCACCGTCGGAGGCGAGTACGACCCCGACGCCGTCGCACACGCGGCACATGGTGCCGGGGTACATGGCGTTCATGATGCGTGCCCACGCTTCTCCGGTCACCGTCCTCCTCCTCTCCATGGCGACGGCTGCCTCGACACGGACCCGCTGGATCAGGTTCATGTCCGTCACCCCGCGTGCAAGAAACCCGATACCCCCCATGGGTTCCCACACCCTGAGGTTGGCTGGGGTGCAGGTCCAGTCGGCGGCGGCGAGGATGTCGAGCACGGCATCCCATCCTTCCGGTGGCGTGTACGGTGTCATGTCGGTTCCCTTCTGCTGCCCGCACCCCTTCGCAAGGGCTTGTTTACGGCGGTCGTTGTGTGGATCGGAGGCCACCCCTTCGCAAGGGGTTGTTTGCGGCGACGCCGTATCGTCCGGATGGCCCCGGCCAGGTCGTGCCGGGCGAGGATGTCGAGGATCCTGTCCCAGCCCTTCGCAAGGGGTTGTTTTGGGGAGTCGTTCATCGGCATGAGGCCCCCGGTTCGTTGTCTTGGTGCGCCCAGTACTGCTCCCACGCGTCGGAGCGAATCCGTTGCAACCGCCTTGCTTCGGCGACATCGCCGCGGAAGTAGTTGGCGTCTTGGATCCGGTAGTACCGATGGGATGTCGAGTTGCCGATAAAGTCAGGAACGCAGAGTACGTCGAGCAGCTGGTTCCACTGATGGTTCGCAAGGGGTTGATTTCGCAAGGGGTTCTCCTAGTCGAGGGCGGCCAGTTGCCGGGAGTACTCCCACCAGCGCGAGCTGACTTCCGCCTGCACCTTGTAAAGCCGCCGGCCGGGATGCATGCTGTCCACCAGCTTGTACCACCGGCGGTCGTTCATCCACGACCAGGCTTCTTCGTCGGCGGCGCCGAGCACATCAAGCACCTGCCCCCAGCCGGTCACCACCGGTCCCACCACCCCCTGCACACCGGGCACACCGGCACCCGAAGCGCCTCAAGGATCTTCCGCCAGTCACTGCCCACCACGGTCCCACTCCCTCCGGTAGTGCCCCAGGTTCGTCAGGATCGACATCCTGCCCCGCTGCACACTCGACACGTACCCCTCCGCCACCAGGCAGTCGATCGCCCGCAGCTTCAGCTGTTTCTGCCCCGACACCGCCTCGCACACCTGCGTCTTCGTCGCCCCCGCATGCGTGGCGAGGTACCGGGAGATCGCCTCCATGAGGATCGTGGGGCGGGGCTGCCCGTCCTCACCCTCGGGCATCTCCTCCGGCACCCGCAGCTCCCACTTCAGCTCGCCCTCGGTGCGTTCATCCAGCACCAGCTCCCCCACCGCCTTGCCGGCGGCGCCCACCTGGTTCGGCCGATCCTTCGACACCCGCACGATCGCCTTACCCTCGGCGCCCCGGTCGAACGGCGTCACCACCTCGAACATGTACATGGCGCCGTCCAGCCCAGCCAGCTTGTGCTGCCCGCCGATCGCCCACCGGCCCCGCGAATCCCGGTCCTTCGCCACGTGGTCAACCAGCACCACCGACGGCCCGGCCTGGTGTTCACCGGCCAGCCGGGCGATGTAGCGGGGCAGCAGATCGTAGAAGGTGGCGACCTGATGGTTCGGGTCGCCTTGGGTTTCCAGGCCCTGCGACATCATCGCCTCGGTGACACCGTCGATGACGACGAACGCCGGCAGGATCTGGTCGTGCTCGGCCCGCAGCAACGCCTTCGCCGGGGAGTCGATGCCGCGGATGGGCCGGTGGTACTTGAGGTGCCGGCGGATCGCGTCAGCTGGCACCCCGAGCTTCAGGAGGCGCGACACGATGCCTTTGGCGGAGTCCTCGTAGTCGATGTACACGACGTTGCGTCCGCGCAGCAGGCACTGGGCGGTGGCGACGAGCACCAGCCACGACTTGCCGGAGCCGGGTTCCCCGGCGACGGAGTGGACGCGGCCGGGGTAGAACAGGAACTGCCCGTCCACGCGCATCAGCACGTTCGGCGGGTCGACATCTTCGCCGCCTTCGATCGCGGCTTCCAGGTCCACCGGCGCCCAGTCGTCGTCGTCGAGGTGGGTGTGGTGGTCGAGCTTGTCGAGGGCGTCGCGGGCTTCGGTGGCGGCCAGGTCGAGGGCTTCGACATCGGCGTGCCGGATGGCCCGCTGCATCCGCATCGCGGCCTGGTCGGCGGCACGCAGCCGGGCAACCTTCGCCGCCTGCTTCAGGTAGTAGTCGAGCTGGACGGGCAGGGGCGCTTCGGAGACGAGGGTGTGCGCGTAGGCGAGGTCTTCGGGGGTGAGCCCGTCGGCCTGCAACAGGGCGTACAGGTCGGTGCCGTAGCCGTCGTCGTCCTGTTTGAGGATGACCTGCCAGATGCGCTGGTGGCGGGGTTCCCAGCACCAGTTGTTGGGGAGGGCCTGCCGGGCCCGGACGACGGGTTCGCGGTCGCCGCGGAGGAGCGCACCAAGCACCGCACCCTCGCACTGTGGGTCGTGCGGGGTCGTTGCCTCTTCCTCTTCGGCGGGTGCCGTCACAGGGGCTCGCCCGTCAGCTCCTGGTGCCACTTGCGTGCAAGCTGCTCGGCTCCGGGGTACCTGAACATGCGCGTATAGGCGCGCACGTGGTACGGGCCTATCGCGACCTCGTTGGCGGCGAGGACACCCAGCACCCTGCTCCACCCCCTGCGGTTCATGCCCACAGCGCCAGCCACCTGTCCCATGTCTGTTCGCAGATCCGGCGCAGCCGCACAGTCGATCCGTCGTCCGGGTACAGACTGGCGTAGGCATCGAACACGCCGCGGAGATATTCCGCGGCGTGCAGAACCCGGCACACCTCGATCCAGTCCCTGCGGTTCATGGCGCCCACCCCCTTCGCTCACAGAACCGTTGGTACGTCTCGTACTCGATATCGGCCAACACCCCAGGCAGCGGCCCCTTCTTGGGCGGAAACAACCGCCGGTACCGCTGGTACGCGTTGCAGGGCGCCTCGTGGTCGGCGGCGCACAGCACCTGGCACACCGTGATCCAGTCCTGCCGGCTCATCGTCCGTCCTTCCGTCGGCATGCGGTGCAGCGGATGCGGTGGTACTTGGATCGCCGGGATGGGCTGAAGTGTGAGATCCAGCGACCACTCGCGATGTCCACGTCTACGGGACCTTCACCGAGCATTGTTGGCCCGCCCCAGATGATCCCGGCGTGCAGCAGCCCCACCAGGTCCGCCCATTCGCGCCTAGTCAACGCTCCCACTAGCCCGGCACCTTCCACTCCCACTGCGCCTCCCGCACTGTGCGGGTCAGCTTCTCCAACGCCGCAACGAGACACCGATTCTTCGCCCGGTAGGCGTCGAGCCACGGCTGCCCGAACCCTTCGGTGTCGTGCGCCTTCAGCACGGGCAGGATCGCCTCGAACTGCTCCCGGTTCATGTGACCGACTCCAGAAGCCGCAACCGCCACCCGATCTGACCCAACCAGAACGCGTGATCACCCGGGCGACAGTTCAAGTCCCAGTCGTACGCCATCAGCGTCGTCAGCAGCAGCTTCCAGCAGAACTGGACCTTCAGCCGTCCAGCGCCGACCGTGGCATCCGGTCCAGCCGGTAGATCATTCCGTTCGGTAGATGCGCCCACTTCCTGCACTCCCTCCAGCCAGACTCGGTCACCCTGGCGTACTCGACGATGTCCACGTTGTGCTCGATCAGCGGCTCAATGATCCGCAGCCAGTCCCCGCGGGTCACAGCCCCTCCCCGTGCGCGAACCGGCGGTGCATCCGCCAGCCGTACGGCCCGTCCAGCAACTGGGTCTTCGACCAGTCCACGGCCACCCAGTCGCAGTCCGGGCAGATAATCCGTAGCCACCGAGGCTTGTGCCCCGGGTAGTTCGGCTCGATCCACACCGGAACACCGGCGCCCCGCAGCACGGCGACAATGCCGGCCCAGTTCACGACGCCGCCGCCCACCGCCACCGCAGCCTCGCCGCAGAAAACGCCTCAGGATGCTTCTCCGCCAGGTGCCCGTTCATCGCCGGGCCGAACTCGGCCGCGTCCTCCGGATGCCCCACGCAGCCCTCGGTGCATCCCCGTACCGGGCAGCGCATCTGGATCTGCGGCAAGTTGAAGAACTTGGCCAGCGGGCTGAACTTCTCCGTCGAAGGCACCGGCATCGGGTAGCCCCACAACACCGCCACGATCGCGTTCCAGTTCACGACGCCCACCTGCCCAGCAGCCGGTGCGGATACAGCCACCGCCGCCACGTGTGCGACGCCCGGTAATGCCGCCGCATCTCCCTGCGCCACGCGTGCCGCGGCCCCACGCCGGCCATGCCGTTCTGGCAGCCGCGGTGCGGGCACTCCATCACCTTCACCTCTTCGACCGGCACCAGCATCAGACCCATCACCATGTTGGCCCGGATGTTCGCCGCCGCACCAGGATCCGCCGGGACCGGCACCGGGAAGCCGCGCAGCACGGCCGTGATCTTCGCCCAGTCCGTTACTCGCTCAGCCACCACTTCGCTGTCTCCTCATCTACTGGCCGGGCCTTCCGGCCGCGTTCTCCGACCAGCCACTGCATGCTGCCCTGGTCGTACATGACGATCGTCTCGTTCGACGCTTGGCCGCCCCAGTCGTCGTGCTTCCGCAGCACCTTGAGCAGGTCGCACCACATCGGTCGCCTACTCATCGGCGTTCCACCCCAGGTACACGTCGGCGCTCGCATTGATGATCATCTCGACGGTCGTGTCGTATTCCTCCAGAACGTCGAGGATCGCGTCCCAGTCAGTCATCGGTGGTCACCTCCACCGACAGCTCCTTGATGCCGCCCCGCATGTTCACCGTGCACCGCACCGGCGTGACGGTCGCAGACCCCGACCGGTTGTACGCCTCCTGCGCCATGTCGTCCACAGCGTGCGCGAACTGGGCCACCTCGAACCAGTCCATGCCGTGCTTGAGATCCACAGCCTTGCGCTTCACGATCGTCCTAGTCGTCATCCTCAGTCGCCTTCCGTAGCGCCGGCCCCGGCAGGGCGAACGAGTCGCCGCCCTCGTTCACCAGGGCCAGCTCGCCGTTGTCGTGGATCTCCTCAACGTGGTACCGAAACGAGGGCCACTCGATGAACACCACGTCGTCCCCCGGCCCGTAGTCCAACGGGATCCCAGATCCGATCATGAGATGTCCACCGTCACCACGAGGCAGCCGGCCGGGATGGCGAAGTTCCAGCCCTTCTTCAGCCGCATCGGGCAGATCAGCTGCTGCACCTTCACGACCAGCCCGCGGTCGTCGAAGCACACCACTCCGCTGATCTCGCCGGCTGGCATGTTCGTCCACTCCATATCGTTCAGGTTGGTGCGGCCATCCTTCGACCACACCAGCTCCCTCGCGTCTACCCGCCGGCCGTCGGTGTACAGCGGCGCCACCTTGCAGATCGACGCGTACGCCTCCCGGATCTGCTGCTCCACCCGGGCAAAGAACGGGTCCCCGACATCCCTGTCGAACCGCCACGTCCGCCGGGCCGGCTTCAACCACCGCAGGAATCTCACGGCTCGTACACCTCCTCGCCGTCCTCCATCGGCACCACCAGCCGCAGCCACAGATCCCGCGCCATCTTCTGCGCACGGTCCTCCGGGAAGCCGCCCTCCAACAGCCGGGCGTACACGGAGTTGATGCAGTCCGCGTACCCGACCAAGGTGGCCTTCAGCTGATCCATGTCCGACGTCAGCTGCGGCAACCCGATCCGCTCGAACAGGGACCGCTCGTCCTCCGGCTCCGGGGCGTCATCGTCGTCGTGCATCCGTTTACTCGCAATCGTCCGCGACCTTGGCGGGCATCA